ACCCTTAGTTGCTGCACTACCTGTACCAGTGTTAGCCATAAGGAACGTACCTTTTACAGTATCAGAACCACTTACAGAAAACACTGCTGCTGTAGAAGTGGCTTTTGAACCAGACGAAGAAGCAGAAAACGTAGGTGGTCTGCGAGTGGTCTGAGAATAGCTAGTGAATTCGGTCCAACCCGTGTGAGAATTGGCTGTATCGCCTGCTGCAACTGCAGAATATCCGCTTGTACTAATAATTCCCAAAAATACTTTAGCAGTATAAGTAGAACCACCTAGATATGTGTCTAGTAGATGATTTTTACCTTGTGTTGTCACAAGATTGTCAAATTCGTCTTCCCACTTAAGATTGCCGTGTACGTCGAAGCATTGAGCGACATACTTACCTGTTGCATTAACTGATTCCACTTCTTTTGCTCCTCTGATAACAGAAGCTTCTGTTGCTTCTAATGATATGATGATTTCTGACATAATGTCTCCTAAGCGTATTTATACTGATTATGGACCTGTGCTGTACCAAATTCTGACGTTTGCTGATGTTGGAATATAGTTGGTACGAATCGTAAACGCTGTGTTCGAGAAGATCGCATTGACCTGATATAGTGGAGATCCACCAACAGGAACATCAGCTGTTGTAATGATATATAGGTTCGAACCAACACCACCAAGCGAAACAGTACCAGTGTTTGCTTTAAGCGCACCGTTTGCGAATTTCGCGCCTGTGGAACCAGAAGTAACGAAACGCGGAGTTCCGTCCAACGCACCCACTGGAACGCCAGCATAAGGAGCGATTTGAGTACTTGCATATACTGAAATGACACTGTTTGCGTATTGGACAACACCATACACGCTGGACATGATAGCGAATCTTTGACCTTGATGCGAAGCAGCTACTGTTACTGATTCTGTTCTAGAAGTATTGGCAGTGAATGTGGCTGTATGTGCAGCAGTTGAAGTTACAGATTCAGTTCTTGCAGTATTAGCAACGAATGTTCCTGTATGTGTAGCAGTTGATGTGACAGATTCAGTAATCTGTGAGTTAGCAACAAATGTTCCTGTATGTGTAGCAGTTGAAGTTACAGATTCAGTTCTTGCAGTATTAGCAACGAATGTAGCTGAACGTGCATCATTTGAAGTTACGGTTTCTGTTATCTGAGAGTTAGCAACAAATGTTCCTGTATGCGAATCTGATGAAGTCACCGACTCTGTAACATTCATGCCATTAGTGAACGAAGCAGTGCTTGTTTGAGTAGATATAGCTGTAATAGTTTCAGTAGCACTTCTACGAACAACAGCTTGTGCTTGATCAATAGTAGTAGGATTAAGAGTAATTTTAGAATCTATAATGTAATCACCAAACATTATCGTTCCAGCAGGATGCAATAATGATTTTACGATTTCTTTATATTTATCTACTGTTTCAGTTAAACGAACAACATAAGAAAATTCTTGATAATAGTAATTGTCTTGTAGTTTATTATTCCAGCTCAAAAATCCTTTTGTGTCTATATAACGACCAGGAAAAACAATAAATCCAGATGGTTTTATAGAAGCCGTCGAATCGAAAGATTTTTTACGAATAGTGTATTTCGTATTGGCTGCTCCGTTCACGCGCGAGCCAGTATAGCTATCTGTTATAGAATCCGTGGTTTTTGTGATATTGGTTATCAAAGCAACACCACTCTTACTGAAATTTGCTCCAGGATCGTTGATAGTGATTTTTGTTGCTGTTCCTGGTGCTGTGTTTGCTACAACAACACAATTGTTTCCTATGATTTTTCCGTATGTGTCAGATATGTTTAATCGAGTTATTGTATTATCAACAATCGTAACAGTAGGGAGTGTTGTGTATCCATAGCCTGGATTAGTGATAGAAACGGCATTGATACTAAAAATATCAGTCGAGCTGAATTTGAGCGCTGAAACAAGGCGAGTAAATGCGTTAGCAGCAGCTAAACCAATATATGCGTTTGCACCTGTAGAAATAGTCACGGGAGAAGGGAAAACAGCAGCAAATGTCTGAGCAGTAGTTATCGTCGATACTCGTAGTGTATTCGCGCATCCAGGTACACGAACAAGATCACCTATCGCTAGTTGATTAATAAAATTCGTACCTTGACCTACAACATTAAGAGAACCAGAAGTAAGTTTAACAGTTCCTGTCAGTTTTGTTGCTACAGAAGCAGTATTTTGTCCTTTCTGAACGAAAAATCTACCAGCATTGATAGGAATATTTTTCATAGGTCCTATCAAGTCTGTATTAATGTTTAGACCAGATATAGGTTCAGAACTGAAAGAAGCTATCGAAGCTTCGAATCCAGTACCGTTTCCGCCGCTTATAATAAGTTTGGCGCCGTCTTTCGTATAACCATTGCCACCTTTTGCGATTTTTAATGTGACGGCACCTTCGTTTTTAACTTCTGTAATTGTGCCAATAGCTGCTTGTGTTGAACCAGCGCCTTCAATACGAACAATATCACCTACAGCATTATAAGCTCCACCATCTATGACAGATACACTAACAAGAGAACCGGATTGAGCATTAACAGTAACATAACTGCTGGTATTATCTATATCAACGATTCGTTCTCCGTCAGAAAAAATTCCAATGACTTGTTCTACGTTGAGGTCGTATACAGTTAGACCAGAAGCATCTTTACAAATAATGTCTTGAACAAACGCTGTAGCACCAGAAACAAGACCACGAATTCTTTTGCCTTCGAATAGTCTTGGATTAATACTAAAAGGTGCACCAACACGAAGGCGAATTTCTCTATACCAACGACCATCCGAAGCACGAAGCATATCTTCGCCTGGATAATAGAAATCTAATTCTTTACCATAAAGAGTTCTGAATAGGAAACGATATGATTCTTGAGAACCGCGGCTGCGATAAAATTCACGAATGTGTTTGACTAATAGTCTCTTATCAACCAAAACGCTACTTGGAATATTGATCATAAATTCTTTGCGAAAATACTCCACAAAAGAATCTACTGTTCTGTCAATATCTATGTTGTTTTGTATAGAACGAGTTTGCTTAACAGCATTTCCGTCCTGTTCCATATACTCAAAGTATGCTTTAAGGAAAGCAACAAACTGTGGACCTTCTTCTCGAACGAACCCAGGAAACTGAGTTTCAATCTGAGAAGAAATTTTTGTGAGCAGTTCATTTGAGCCTGAAATAGCCATTAGTAGTTATACAACTTTACTGTTGGTGTTAATATAGTTGCGGTTTGTCCTACAGTATCAATATTCGTTGACGTTGCTACAACTTTATTCGTAGAATCATCAATAATATTAACATGGCTTTGAGAAATAAGCAGAATCTGATTACGAACAGGCGCAACGTTAGGATATCTAGGAGAAACAATTATACTAATCGCAGAACCGTTGTACGCAGAAGGCAGAAAATTATTAATGGTAACGATACCTGTGTTATAATCTACTGTACCTATATTCGTACTTAGATATTCTCTGTTCAAAACAGAAGAACCTGAAATGTAATAAATTCTTACTGTTCCGTAGCCATTATCATCAAAAAAACATTCTTGGTCGCCATACGTGAAGGGAGAAGAAGTTAGAGAACCATACGAAATAGAAGTACCAGCGCCAGCAACATCACCTATTTTTTGAATCGGATTATTAAAAGTTATGATGTAATTGCTAGAGTTTGTTATCGAAGGAACGAACATTTTTTTAATTCTAATGTCAGCAATTGTGCTGACAAAAGAATCATTAGTGTTATCTATGTAGGTTAAGAAACGGGAATATCTAAAATTCTTTGCAAATGTAGAAAGATATTCGTTCTCAAAATATATGATTTTTTGGGATACTTCTGATGCGAGTTCACCAGCAGTTTTTGAAGTCGCGATTTTATTATATCTAACGTCAATGTAAGGAACAATAAACAAATAAGTAGGATCCACTAATTCTACGTCAATAGATTGCACATTGTATTTCTTAACTGCGTTGCGAATTTCGTTCTTACGATTGATCGCAAGAGTTACTCCTGCCTTTGGTTTAGCAGAAACAAACACCTTACCATAGATAGGCGGATCGTTTTCTTCTCCACCCCAAACACTGATAGCTTGGATATCTGGATTTTCGCGAAGAATTATTCTTTCGTGATCTATAGCCGTCACAGAACGGTTTTGTGTTTCATATAATCTTGGTGCATGGAAACGAACTGATTCGATACCTTCGATATTAGCGCCACCAGAAGCTCTACCGACAGGTTCGATACTGAAAGTCTGACCATCTAAATTAGGAGATGACGCGTTGTATGTATTGGCACCGTTTGGTGATTGTCCATTACACACACGATATCCAATAGTTACGACACTAGAAGTCGCTGGCAATTTACCTAGAACACCATCACCAAACGAAATTTTATATTTGTACTCTCTATCTGCTTCAATAAAAAACACTTGACTAGAAGAATTAACAGTAAGGATATCATTTGCAGGGATATATGTTTGAACATTTCCACTTGTTGTGACGCTTACAGTTATGCTTTCTACTTCAACGTTTTCATTAGGCAGAATAAACGAAGTGTTAGAAGTACGATTAAACATATAACGATGTGTGAGAGGTTCACCTTCTACGATGTTAATGTAACCGTTGAATCCATCAGAAGTGTTTGCAGATATCGTGTACGTCTGAGGAGTTACGAACGTATATGCTGATCCGTTAACGGTTGTCGAGAACTTAGTGTTTTTAGGTACAGTGATAGAACGAAATGTGCTATTAGCAATGCTAGTTGGAAAAAACATTTGAATGTTTGCTGTAGCACCGCGAGCTGAAGTTGGCGTATATCCTAGTTTCTTAGCATGAGAAACAACGCTATCATATTTCTGTGCGGTATCGAGGAAAGACTCGTTCATTGCCATATTTGCATAAAAGGCGTTGTAGTATGTGTTGTACGCGAGCAGATCAAGCAAGGTACCTAAAGCTGAGTCAGCAAAATCGTAATCTGTAAATTCTGGTTTGGAAGCGATGTAGTTACGAAGATTCGCACGAATCGTGTCGAAATCTAATCCTGCTACAATAAGATCTGTATTGACAGCCATTATCGAACCTTATTTAAGTTGACGTCCAACTGGAGATCGTTTAGAGTCATTTGATTTTTGAATCTGATATTGATAGTCATTTCGTTGTTATCTGGATATTCTAAAATGCTTACTGAACTGGTGTCCAATAATGCTCGTGGTTCGTAGTTTTTTATCGCTGTTTCGATCAAGTTTTCATAATCAGATCTGGTAACTGACGTGTGTAAATCAAACAGTCTCTTACGAACGTCTCCTCCGTAATTAGGGCGGAAAGGACGTTCGTAACGATTAGTAAGAATAAGATTTTTAAGGGCTTGCTTTACTGTGTCATCGTCTTTTTTCATCAACAATTTACCAGTTGACGGATGACGTCGAAACTGCAAATCGAAATCTTTGTTTACGATTTTGTTAAGCGAAGCTGGTAAGGGTCTTTTTTTCATACGTATCCTTTTTATTATTTATTCGTAAAAACCCTTGACAAACAATAATTATACCGTTATAATATGAAATGTAATCAGGCCGTCATAGTATTAGCTTTATCTGTTTCTTCAATAATAGTCAAAGCTTCTACTACAGTCATTGTAGGTTTTATTCGTGGATATTTCTTAATCAATTCAGGATAACTGTATTGTGTTAGTTTACTGTAATCTACCATAGTCATGAGTTCTTTTGTGTGTCTTTCGATTTTAGCAGACAACTCCATACGTTTCTTTTCTTGAGCTGCGGCGGTTTTATCGTATCCGTATCCACCAGAACCCCAATTAACAGTATTGGAATTCGGTCCTAGTTTTTGTGTTCCTGCCGAAGTTTTCGCAGCTGTATCAGATATCATATTTAGTTGTGGCGCTATAGTTGAAGCGATTCCAATAAATTGTGATAAAGGTTTAGTCAAATCTGAAATAGTTGATCCTGCTGCGGCTTCTGCGAATAGATTCTTTGGACGAACTGGTGGTAATGGATCCGGTGGTTTATTAGTTTTCTGTGGATCTTTTGCGTCTGTAGTAGGCATTTTTCCTGGGATAGGAAGCATCTTCATGATACCTCCAGGCATGAGATTCATGTTAGGGACCATAGAATTAATGTCAAATCCCGCGCCCGCTAATCCAGCAGCTATAGCACCAACACCACCTGCACCTAATGCTTTTGCGGCAACAGCTCCAGTTATTCCTCCTGCGATATTTCCTGCAGCTCCACCAATAGCTTCATTCATAGCAGAACCTAATGAACTTGCTACAGTTCCTGCTATCATTTTTGACGCAAGAGCATTAACATTTATCATAGGAAATTGACTGTGAATAGCAGCCGCCGAAGCGGCAAATGCAACAGGACCATCAGAAACTGCTTTCATCATACCAGAGACTTGACTTTGTAGATTAACAACATTCTTAAGGGCATCTAATCCAGGAATATCAGATAATAGATTACCTTTCATAGCAGCAAATATTAGCGATCCTGGACCTTTTAATCCAAGATTCATTACGATTTTAACTTGTGCTATTTTATTGACGATATCAGCTGCGCCAGAACCTTTGATAGGAAGTTGTTTCATAACTCCGTTGATAGCGCCTTTGAATTGATTCATAGCAGCGCTTACGCCAGGAGGTAAAAAGTCAGCAGCAGCACCACTTAAAGCAGAAGATAATCCACTACCCAATGCTCCACCAACAGCTCCAGCAAGTCCTCCTGTCAATCCGCCAGCGATCGCCCCTATAGGTCCAGCAGCTAATCCTGCGATACCTCCAGCGACACCAGCTCCTGCTAATACACCATTCAATGCAGCACCTACAGGACCATTTAATGCACCAGCAATATTCCCCGTGAGCGCGTAACCAATACTTGGATGCATCTGAAATGGCGGAGGCCTAAATCCTAATGGATCCCTTAACATCGCCGCCGCATGTTCTACATTAAGCATTCCAGGAAATTTGCTATTCATTTCGTCGATCTGGTCAACGATTCTATCAACACCCTTATACATAACAGGAAAACCGTTGATAGTGTATATCTGTCCAGGAATCGCGTCAGGGAACGCAGCAGAAACTTTACTGCATAATTTTAATTGTTCTGCTGTTGATATTTCGTCTGCCATATGATACCTTTAGGTCGGAAGAGATTTGCCAGCGGGTGGGATAAGTCCGGCTGAATCAAGTTTTGAACCACCATCAGTTTGTGTTAAGAATTTACCACCAGCTCCAACGCGAACATCGTGACCTGTTGAAAATATACCTGCTTTATAACCCTTACCCCACATAAGAGCACCAGCACTTCCGTTACTGATTATATTGATCGCATAATCATCAGTGATAAATGTTCCTGTAGCAGCTTTCATTTGAACTTGAGCAGCAGAAGCAAGACCCATGATATCTCCAGCACCTAATCCCATTTGTCCTTCAGAAATGAGCGATACTTGATTTCCGCTATTCACAGTCCAATCGTTAGAAACGTTCTGTTGATATTCTCCCCCAACAGCTGAAAAGTAATCAGATAGAACAGACTGAACTTTCGTACCACCTGTGGTTTCGTCTCGATCTTTAGAAGTTCTGTGAGAAGTCACACCATTCACTTGGACACGCTGATCTCCACCAACTTCATGGAAATGTCCTGCTTTAGATTTGACACGATAATCACCATGCGTGATTAATTCGTAGTCACCGCGCACTTCTTGCTTGAAATTTCCGGTGACGTGCATATTGACGTTACCTTTTACGGTGATATTGAAATCACCATTAATATTTTGATCGCGTCCGTTGTTATTGAATTCTTGTGTTTTGCCTTCAACCTTTGAGATGTAAGCGCCGTCGTCTTTGATTTCAATGAATGTGCCTGAACAATGATAAATGTGAATACGAGTATCACCTGGAGTATTGTCGAACTCTACGATATGACCAGCTTCGGTTGTGAATGTGTGATTACCGAGATACTCAGATTTCTTACCACCAGGTGTTTCTTCTTTATATTCAGCCATTATCTATCCTTATCCGTTTGTATTTTCTACAGCTGCTTTAACAGAACTTAGATTAGGAACCCAAGTATCTATGCCTGCTTGTGAATCTGGTTCTAGAGCTAACATCGCTTTCGTTTCATCTCCGCCAGCTGATTCTACAGCAGCATTATATGTTTCGTTCATAGCGTCAGTTTTACCTTGAGCTTCTGCTAGAACTTTTTCTGTATCATCCACTTTAGAATTCCAAGCTGCATCACCTGGATCTACTGTTGCATCCAATCCAGAACCGCCACCTAGAGCTTCTTTTGCTTTAGCTAAAGCCGCTGCAGCACCACCTGATTTAGTTACCTTAAATTCTTCTGGTCTAGGAACAGGATAAGGCACAGTCATTTTCTTTTGACGCTTATCTTTATCCTTTACGGTAGGATGTTCGTTGCGTTCTTGAGCACCGCGACCTCCTAGATGAGTCGATATCTGGTCGTCTTGAGCAGGATGAACAGAAGGGTTTTGTCCTATACCACTAGAACCACCGAACAATCTATTCATACTGTTCATCAAACCTTGAACAACAGCAAGTTTCTGAAGAAGCGACAAATTACCGCCACTAGGGTTAGTAGCAATCGTTGGATATGTTCTGAATATAGTTAGTTCGTTAGAAGATTCATCAGAAGCTAATACTAGATTATTTTCTACGTCTATAATTTGAGCTTCTACATCATACACACCTGGATACAAAGGGTTATCAAAATGCAGTTTCCACACATTAGGAGTTTTAGATTCGTCTAGACCTAAGTTACCATCAAACAGTTTATATCTATTATAGTTAACAATAACATTGATTGTTTGTGTTTTTACTGTATTACCTACAGTTTTTATTCGTTCGAACTCTACTGTTCCTGTGATGGTAGGTGTCGTATTAGAAGTTCCTAATTTATTTACAGTAATTTTAAGCATTATTTCGTTTCTCCAGAACCTGGAGAATTTGGTGCAGCGTCACTCTTCTGTTGAATATGAGGTAAAGTTCCGAACACACAAGGAACTTGACCTCCATCACCATCCATAAAAAATCCGATGACTTTAGAATTTTCTACGATCCCTGTAGGAGAATGACCCACACCGCTAATAGAAGCGGAAGTCGTTGGAGTCATGACATAGCACCAAGGCAAATCTTTTGTCGGAAGTTTACCTTTATCTTCGGTGTGATGACCCTTGATACGAACTTTAATACGACCTAGCTTCAGCTCGTCTTTTTGTCCAGAGAACTGACCTGTTCCGCGATCTTCTACAGTCCCAATCCACCACTTGAGTCCATCTTGACCCATTACTGTGCCAAATTCAGCCATTATGCAATTCCTCCAGTTCCACTAGGAGCAGATTTGCTATGCGAATCGCTCTTGCATTCTAATATACATTCATACTTAAAATCTTTATCATCACGATAAAGAACATGTCTAACCGAAGTCAGTAGATAATCGCCTGAACGCTTATCTAGCGATCCTTCTTCTTGGTTCGCAGGGATACTTAGCTTGAGTTTGATTCCGGGTTTATATTTGATATCGCCAGGAACACGAAGGTTCATAACCAGATTATCCAACTGAACAGCAGCAGATGAGTTAGCGCCATGTTCTTGTATAGTTCTTTTTGTTTCTGCGATCTTTGGATCACGCGCATCACGAGTCTTGCTCTTAGTAGCTCCTGGCGCAATAACGAAATTGAATCTTTCTCCACGAGCACTTTGTTGTGGATTAGTGATAGTATTTTTACCAGTATGAGTTGTATCACCAGCACCGCTGCGCTTAGAACCACCAGCTATCTTACCTGTCGTAGGATCGTAGTAATACCAGTGATCTGAGTCTGCGCCGTTGAAACTCGAGTCGATGTTATCCAAATCATTCTTTTGGTCAAACGCAATAATTTTCTTTGATGGATCTCCGCCAGCAGCGCCTATGTTTTGCGCAGAATACGAAAGCGCCTCAACAACAGAACCCTGAAGCATCTTGTCGATTGTGCGAAAATGATATCCATCGCGATCCTGATAGTAAACATAATTTGACGCTTTAGCTTCTGACGACTTACCTTCTTTACCTGCCCAACGAATAGCAGTCACAGGACTGCGACCAGTTCCAAAG